CAGATCGGCCGCGACCGGGACGCGCTGCTCCTGAACCTGATCGACAGGGACGGGAACCAGCTGCAACAGGTGACGAGCGAGGACTTCCACGCCGAGGCGGTCGACATCAAGAACGGCCACTTCGGACTCACTCTGATCCGGCTCGAGGCGCTTCGCGACATCCCTCATCCGTGGTTCATCGGCGTCCCGAACGAGGCCGGCCGATGGGACGACAACCGGACGGACGACGACATCTACTTCTGGCACAAGCTCCGGTCCAACGGAAAGCGCGTCTGCGCGACCCCGAAGGTCCGGCTCGGCCATCTCCAGCTCGTCATCACATGGCCGATGGATGACTGCTCGGTCCGTCACCAGTACCTCAACCGATACTACGAGGAAGGGAGGCCGGCGGAATGCATGACCTACTGATCGTGCTGCGGCCGTTCTCGGTGTACGACTCGGCGGTCGGCCGGCGCGACCTCCGTCCGGGCGCTCGGATCAACCTCTCGAGCGACCTCGCGGAGCGGCTCGTCCGCGACGGCTACGCGCAGCGCGTCGTCGCGGCGGCTCCGCTCTTCGCGGAATCGACCGACCCTCCCGAGAAGCCGATGAGGAAGCGGAAGGAGCCGAAGCGTGGCGATCGACACGAACAACCTCACGACCCTGGCGGTGCTCAAGACATGGCTCGGGGTGACGGACACGGCTGACGACATGGTCCTCCAATGGTCGATCCAGCAGGCGAGCCGGATCGTCCAGACGCATTGCGCGCGAAACTTCACCGAGCAGCGATACTACGAGGTCCGCGACACATTCGGCGCGATGCGGCTCGCGCTCGAGCAGTCGCCGGTGACGGTCGTCCGCTTCGTCGGCGTCGGATGGGATTCCGTCGTGTCGATCAACTCGACGAACTCCACGGACGCCTTCGCGTCTGTCGCCGTCGATGCGGATCAGGTCCATCTCACGCGCGTAACATCGACCGGAACGGAGACGGCAAGCCAAGTTTCCTTCGGCGCGCACGATGTCAGTTCCGAAGTCGTGCAGCACATCAACACGATCAGCGGATTCTCTGCTGGCCTGATCCTCAATGTTCCGAGCCGGTACATCCGCCGACTTGCCGGCCGCGATCTCCGGAACTCGACGGCGTACCTCGAGGCACCGACAGAGGGACTCGACGACTACCAGATCGACCTTGATCGCGGGATGATCTACGGTAAGACGCTCGACCGCTACCGATCCGTCCTGATCGACTATACGGCCGGCTACGCGACGATCCCTTCCGATGTCGAGCTCGCGACCCTGACGATCGCGGCCCGGTCCTACCGCGCCCGGACGCGCGACCGCTCCATCGCGAGCGAGTCGCTCGGCGGCTACTCCTACTCGACGCGCTCGCTCGTCGAGATCGAGGACGAGGAGAAGCGGATGCTCGCCCCGTACCGGAGGATCAGATGAGCATCGAGAGCATCGTCTCAGAGTTCGGGATCACGCTCTACATCCACCGTCCTACGATGTCCGTCTCGAGCGACGGCAAGCCGAACCGGACCTACGCCTCCGTGGGGGAGTGCGTCGGCTTCGTTCAGCCGGGATCGCAGAACTCGGATGTCATCGAGGGCCGGATGAGCGGAAGGACTGGTGCGACGATCTACATCGCCGGCTCGGTCGACATCCGGATCGACGACGAGCTCTACACCGGGACGAGCGGAACGGTCACGCGGTGGCGCGTCTCGGGGAAGACGAATCCCGGAGAGACGGCGCGCGCCTTCTCGCTCGCGCATCGGCTCAAGATGACGGTCGTCGACGCCGTCCAAGTCGACCCGGACCTCGCGCTATGAGCACGGACCCGAAAGTCAGCATCGACCTAGAGGCGATCGCGAAGGCGGTCGACGCCGCGGCCATCGAAGGCCTGAACGCGGTGCAGGTACTCTTTTCCTCGACGGTGCGGAAGGTGCTCTCGCAACCCGGTACGGGCCGGATCTACCGGATCGGCAGCGGCAAGAAGGGCGGACGCAACCTTCGCGCGCTTGGCTTCCACCGGGCAAGCGCTCCCGGCCGTCCGCCGGCGGTCGACACGAACCGACTCCGGTCGTCGTGGATCATCGCGAGCGGGACGATCGCGCCGGGAACATCGCAGCGATGGAAATACGGCTACCTCACGGCGTCCAGGACGCCGGATCGCGTCGTCCTCGTCTACGGCTCGTCGGTCGTCTACGCGCGCCGTCTCGAGCTCGGAGGCGGCAGGATCGCCGCTCGCCCGTATCTGAAGCCGTCGCTCAATGTCGTCGGTCCGAAGGCCGAGAAGGTCATGGCCGTCGCGATGCGCCGGCACCTCGGAGGAACCCCATGAGCGCGAAGGCCATCCTCGACGCCATCTGGACGAAGCTCGCGGCGAGCACGCTCTACACGACGCTAGGAGGCCGCATCGCCTTGAACCAGCTGCCGGCCGACACGCGCGTCCCTCTGCTCGTCTACGGGCCGACGGGCGAGCCTACGATCGTGAAGGCGTTCGGCGGCGTCGACCGCTACGACCTCGAGATCGAGTTCACCTTCTACCAGAGCGGGTCGGACGGCACGACTTGCTACACGCTCTCCGATCAGCTGGCGACCGGACTCGCCGGCACCATCTCTCCGAGCGGCTTCGACCGGCTGACCGTCGTCCGTTCGGCGGTGGGAGTACCCTCATTCTCCGATGACTGTTGGTCGATCTCAGATCGGTACAGGGCAGTCGGATTCAAGACCTCGTAAGGGAACACCATGGCAATCGACACCTACCTCGTCGGCAATGACGGCAATGTCACGATCTCGGTCGGCGGCACCGCCCAGAGCATCATGAAGGTGAACTCCTTCACGCTCGGCCTCAACCGCGCCGTCTCGGTCCTCACCGGATTCGGCGACACGGGCGGACGCCGTCGGCTCGGGATGCTCGACGCGAGCGGCACGCTCAACGGCTTCGCCGGCGTCGACTCGACCGCGGCGACGACGACCGCCGTCTCGACGCTCTTCATCAACCAGTTCAACGGCGTGACGACCAACGCGACGAACTCGATCCCGGAGGTCACGCTCACGCTCTACGATGCGTCGACGACCAACGACGCAAAGCTCGTCACGAAGGCGGTCCTCTACAACTGGTCCTTCAACTCGACGAAGACCGGCGACTCGACCGTCTCCTGCAACTTCGACAACGCGGACGGCGCGGCTCCCGTCCTGACCTGGCTCGTCTGATGAGCCTGAACCAAGCGGCCGCGGTGATAGTTCCGAGCGGTGACGACTGGCTCGTCACGGTCTGCTTGCGGAACCGCCGCGTCTGGACTCGGCGCGTCTCGCCCGGGACGATGACCGAGGAGGAGGCAATCCGGACCGCCCTGCTCGCGCAGGGAATCCGGAGGGCGGATGTCGCGGACTGCTCGGTCCGCAGGGTAGGAGACCAGAGGATGCTCGAGGTCGGGCCGGCGGATGATCCGCTCGCGCGCCTCCTCGCACGGCTAGGAGAGACGAGATGAAGAACAGCGCGCCGTTCTATGTGACGGTCGGAGAGAGGCGATGCGAGGTCCGGCCGGCGACGGTCCGCGAGCGGATGCGGCTCGCGAACCTCCTGATCGAGAACGAGCGGAACAAGGCGCTCGAGACGGCTCGCCTCTGCGAGCTCTCCGGAAGGGAGTTCGCTTCGTTCGTCGCCGAGCGCGTGGCCGAAGCCGAGAAGATGTCGGCCGTCGTCATGTGGTGCTTCACGGTCGAGGGAGCGATGGCCGTCCTCTATTCATGCTGCTCAAGGGAGGACGCCGACGAAATCGGAACCCTCGAGCCGGGAGAGGTCGGCGCGATCGCCGCACGGGCGCTCAATGTGAATGTCGGCCGCGCCGATCAGGAGACGGCGACATCGGGAAAACCGTGAAGCCGGCCGCTCCGGAGCCGGCTCGCGACTGGATCGCGGAGGCGCACTTGATCGCTCGATCGGCACCAGGACTCGGCAATCCGCTCGACCTCACGCTCGAGGAGTTCGAGCGTCATCTCGTCGCGGCGGTCCGCGGCGGTGAGATCGGAGGCCGAGGATGAACGGCGGCAAGATCGAGATCAGCATCGCGGCGGTGTACTCGCAGTTCGAGGCCGACATGAAGAAGGCCGCGGCGGCGGCTGTTCCCGGCGGCAAGGCGGTCGGCGAGGCGTTCGGAGACGGCTTCTCGAGCGGATCGACGAAGTACATCGACCGCGCCATGCAGGACATTACGAAGAAGCTGACCGCCGCGGTCGGCGTGTTCTCCATCGTGAACGCATTCTCCGCGGCGCTCGAGGAGGGCGCAAAGGGAGCGAGCCTCGGCGAGTCGATCGTCGCCGGAATCAAGTCGGTTCCCGTCGTCGGGACGCTCGTTACGATCGGCGAGAACCTCGGCCAGATCATCGCGAACAAGATGACCGGGCAGCTGGAGGCCGACGCGCTGCTCGCGCAGCAGAAGGCGCTCACCGAGAAGAACAAGCTTCTCGTCGAGCAGGAGAACAAGGCGCGGGAGGCCGCTCAGGCATACGCCGACGAAGAGGAGAAGCTCGCCGACGAGGCGCGCAAGGCGACCGAGCGGTCGATCCAGAAGGAATACGATCTCCGGAAGGAGCTCGAGATCAGGCAGCTCGAGGCCGCCGGTAAGACGCGCGAGGCGATCATCGCGAGGTCGGCGCTGAAGGAGGCGCAGATTCTCCGCGACATGAACGACCAGGTCGCGAACGCGAGGAGCGAGGCCGAAGGCGAATCGGTCATGCGGATCGCCGAGCAGAGGATCAAGAACCTACGCGCCGAGACGCAGATCGACCTCGCGAACAAGGAGAAGGCCGACGCGGAGCGGATATCGAAGGCGGTCGCAGTCGAGGCCGAGGCTCGGATCAAGGCAGAGCAGGACATCATCGACGCGGCATACGAGACGCTCCGCAGGAACGACGAGCAAGCCGCGGGAATCATGGACGAGCGCCTGGGACTCGGTGCCGCGACAGGCTCGATCGGCACTTCATTCGGGACATTCAAGTTCGGCGCGTACACCGACACGGAGAAGAAGGCGAACGACAAGGCGATGGTGAGCAAGCTCGACGCCATCGCGAAGAGCAGTCAGGCGACCGTCGACGAGCTCAAGCGCGGCGGCAGCGGAGGATTCCAGTAATGGCCCAGGTCGTCATCGAGAAGATGGACTCCCGCTCGATCTCGGATCAGGCGGGACCGAAGCAGGGAATCCGGCGATTCTGGGTCTACGACGACACCGGCTCGATCACGCTGCCGAGCCAGATCACCTTCGGCGACGGGACGCTCCCGGCTTTCGGCGAAGTCTTTCCCGGCGAGGATGACATCTTCGCGACCTACTTCTCGATCGACCCGGTGCCGGATTCGGCGTACACCTGGGATGTCGTCTGGACCTATACGCCGGGACTGAATCAGGAGCTCCCCGACACCGATCCGACGACTCCGGGGTATATCGAGTTCAGCGTCGAGTACGGCGGCGTGTTCAAGGACGCCTATCGCGCCGGCGCGACTCCGTGGAGCACAAGCTACGCGGGGACCGACATCGGAGGCGCTCGAGTCGATCAGGCCGGCAGTCCGGTTTCCGTGTTCGTCCCTCAACAGCGTCTCGTCGTCACGGAGACGATCACGACGGCAAGCCTCCCGATCCGTCAGCCTGGCATCGCGATCACGGTAGGGAAGCGCAACTCGACCGAGTTCTACGGTGCTGCCGCCGGTACGCTTCTCTACGAGGGCGCGAGCGGAAGCCGTGTCTCCGCTCTTACGATGCAGCTGGTGCATCGGTTCTTCTACGACCGCTATCTCCACGCCGAGCAGTCGCCGGCGATGAACCCTGACCGTCAGGTGGACATCGAGTTGAACAACTCGGTCTTCCGCGCGAAGACCGTCCGATGGGTTCAGCCGTTTCCGGATATCGCGGACTTCAACTCTCTCTCGGAGAACTTCTAGTGGCGAATGAAATCCAAGTGACGGCGAAGCTCGTCGTGTCGAAGGGCTACCTCGTCCACACCGAGAATCCCGGAATCACCCAGGTGACGATGAGCGGCACGACTGCCACCGGCGGCGCGCAGGACATCGGCACGGGGGCCGAGGCGATCACCGTCACCGATGTCGGTACGGCCGGCTACGCCTACTTCCGCAACACCTCGACGACTGAGTATGTCGAGCTTGGGACAGGAATCGCCGGCGCGTTCGTCGCCTTCGCGAAGCTGAAGGCCGGCGAGTGCTGCGTGCTTCGGCTCGGCACGAACGCGCCGACGGCGCGCGCGCAGACCTCGAGCGTCAAGCTTCAGTTCTATATCCTGGCGGATTGAGTTATGCCGAAGTTCCCGCGCTTCACATCCGGCACCTTCGGCCGTCTCGACTTCGCGACGATGAACGATCTCTTCGATCGCGTCGAGCAGCTCGAGTCGTCGATCGCTCGGCAGCGCGGCGGAATGCCGCAGCGCCAGAGCGAGGTCGTGCTCTGCTATGTTCTGAGCGTCAGCTCTATTTCGTCGAGCTGCATGAAAGCGACATGGACGGCGGCAGTCCCGAATACAACGGTGCCATGCAACACCAATCTCACGGCCTATCCGTCTAGGTCGTCGACCGGACCGGGAGGGTCGAGCGACTATCCGCTCTACGGGAAGAACCTCGCCGTCAACCAGTCCTATCTCGCGCATTCGGTCTACCTCGACGACGGTAGCCTGATCTATCGCGCGATCGAGGAGGGCGCTGGGTCTTTGAACTTCGCATTCGGAGCGGTGACCGGCGCGACGGTCATCGCTGCGGACAAGAAGTGGCGCTATGACCTAGTCGAAGTCGAGGTACTGGCGAACGGCACATTCACGCCGAAGAACCCCCAGGTCAACTTCAGCGCGGTCAACGGATGCGAGGAGATGCCGGACCCGACGCCGCCGTCAACCGGACTCTACGGGGTCGGCTTCAACCCGCCGTCGGGCCTCACCCAATGCAAGCGAATGCCGATCCGAAACGGGATCGTGGTCCCGTGCTTCCAGTCCGGTGCCGGATGGGGCTTCTCGATCCCGAACGGATACTCGATCGTCTGCTAGGAGAGGTTCGAGATGGAATACACCGCCGGATGCTGCTGCTCTGGTCCGCTCGACTGTCCGCAATGGAACGCTTGCCTTCCCGCGCGAATCAGGATCAGGATCAGGATCAGCGGAAGCGCAGAGCTCCGGGTCGGAGGCGTCGTCTTCGTCACAAACGAATGGTCATACGACTGGGACACAATCTGGAAGCGGCAGACATTCGGTACCGTCAACCAGATGTTCCGCGAGCAAGCGAGCCTGACATGGTCGAGCACCGGCAAGCGGTGGAACCTCGAGGACTCGATCTACGCGAACAGCTGCTTCATGCCATGTCCGGCGACCGGACCTTTCGGATATCTCGAGCGCGAGGAGAACGGATCTGGCGTCTTCGTCTTCGCTCCGAATGTTCAGCCGGGAGGACTGGCAAGCCCATACATTGATTGCACCGCGTGTCCCGGCTCGGGTAATCCTCCTACTCCGATTCAGCCTCTGACTTATGTTCAGACGGGAGAGACGGACAACCTCTCCTATACCTTCAAGCGATACAACGCCTTCGGCCAGACGATTCAGCAAGGCGTCGGAACCTTCAAGGCGTCGGCTCGGGTCTGGAACGCCGAGCCAGGATGTCTTAGGGGATCGCCGTCATGGCAGCACTACTACGAAACGACGATCCGGCAAGGTCCGGGATTGCTGACTACGCCGACCGGGTTCTACTGCTCTGGACAAGCGCCGAACTCGCCTTTTGCTCCATGCTCGCCGTCTGGTATGCCGTCGCGAAATGAGCGGACCCGATACGCGATATGCGGTGAGGTCTGCGGCGCGGTCTGGTGCATCAATCAGACGACGGGCAAGCTAACCTATGGGTGCGGATGCGGCGGTCCTTTGCCGAATCAGCCGTCGTCGCTTTGGTTCGATCGGGCCGGACTCGTCCCGTTCGTCTCGACATTTTCGGAGAGCTCCGATGTCACTTCAACGATCGTCTAGCCATTGCGAGCATAGGGTCGGCCTCGCGTGTCTGCATCCGGGATTCGCCGGAGATACCGACGACGCCCGATGCGAGACTTGCTCCGGATACGAGGGTCGAGCTCGAGGCCTCGGAGACATCGTCGCATCCGTCACGAAGGCGACCGGCATAGACTCGGTCGTCAAGGCGGTTGCTCCCGGATGCGGATGCGAGAAGAGACGGGCCGCGCTGAACGCGGCGATCCCGTTCTCCGATCAGAGGAAGGAATGAGCGCCTTTCCGTCCGTCAACCTCGCGCCTCGGTCGTCGCGATACCAGCGCCGGCTCGCGTGTCGGCGCGGCACG